AAGTATCGGCGTCTCGAACTGGTTTGCACCTTTCGCGCTCAGCTGCTTATTGAAGAGGATCGAGAACTCGTCGTCAGGCGAAGCGTCTGCGGGTACATGCTGGACGAAGTATTGTCGGGCGGATGCGTTGACGTTCGTCGCCCATAGGCCGATGGCGACCATAGGCTGACCCATGCACCTATAGACCTCGGAGTTCGTCGTGAGAAGGTATCCAGGGCTGTATCTGTTCATGAGCAGGTCACGTCAAATCGGATCAGGTGAGTGAAGGCGTACCTCTTGTTTCCGAGCTTGGTTGCCTGGAATATGGTTCCCTCGTCATAGGTTCGAGGCGTCAACACCGTATCTGTTCCCTCGATTACTGGCACGTTTAAACTGGCGGGATCGTTCAGGTCTATAGCGAAGACATCGTCATCGGCCACTGAAAGCGTAGGGTTCCCTTCGCTGTTGGGCTCCGGCTTCAATAGGGTCGCGGGGTACTCGCGTACGGTTCTGGTGTCGGGGCCGACCGGAAGTTGGACCAGGTTCGATCCGTCCTTGAGCTGAACAAAGGAAAGAGTCGAACCAGGAACGGCAAGCGGAAACAAGACACACCGAACCCCGCCGGTAGAGGCATCGCTATTTCCTGACCTGACAAGGACCGCGATTGCAAACCCTTCCAAGAAAGGGTCGTCGGGTGGATCTTCTCGCGGGTTGTACGGGAGCAATCCATAGTCCACGCCCCCTCCGTCGGTCGCTTCTCCGGTACGGAGTTGAGTCTCCCCCTCGTCTACCGTTGACTCATCTTTCCACCCCGTCACGTCCTGGACGACCGTGATCTCCCACCAGTTATATTTGTAAGCTCCGTCACTCGTGAGAAAGGATGAACGCTCCGCGTATATCGGGAAGACCGTTGGCCGTTCCAATCCGACCCAGCCTCCACCTCCCGCGGCATTCTGGACAAGCGGTAGCAGAAGGTCGAGCCGCTTCATCATCTCGTTCACGGTGGTGAAGTCGAGCTTGCCGACGGAGCCTTCGTAGAATCTCGGGAGGTCGGTCACGGGCTCAGAATCCGATACTGGAGGTCCACGTTTGCCGTGTTGGCTCGAGCAAACGGGGCCGCGTTACCTAGTCGCCCCATGGAATACTCGCCGGGAAGCAACTTCAGGAACGGGTAAAAGGTTGAGGAAACCTGAAACCCGATCTCGACAAAGTTCGTTTCGTCAAGGTTGCGAAAGAAACAGATCCCTCCGACAGTAACATCCGTCACCCCGAGGGCTTCGCCTTGGGCCGCCGATCCCGAGTGGCTGATCTCCTGCACTCCGCCGTCGCCCTTATTTGATGCAAGGTCTATCGAGATGGTTCCGGGGTTGAACTGCTCGCGGAAGTTCGTTGCCGAAACCGTGAGGCTTCCTGTCATTGTGATTTCGTCGGCCATGGTACCTCCTAGAAGTTCCGGATATTTGGGCTGATATTGTTCAGATCAAGAAGGAGTGGGAAAGGCTGAATGAAGTAGACCTCGTCAGCGTGTCCATCGCTTCCTTCATCGACCGCAATTCCGTTTTGATCTATAAGAGGTTGCTGCTCAAGGTGAAAGAACTCATCATCGACGAACGAGTGAGCGATGGTAAAGACCGATACCCCAGTCCGTCTCACACTCGCCCCACGATAGAGGACGCGACCGATATCTGCACCGAGGAACTTTCTCTGGTTACGGGCGAAGGTGAAGGTCGATATCTGACCAAAGTCAACAGATGTCACCGTTTCGGTTAGTACCAGCTCTTGTCTCCGTCTCATGATGCTGGTCGGGTTTCCACCGGCATCGATCGGAGTCCCACCGATGTCCTCGTCTGGATCAGGTTCACCTTGCGGAGGGGTATTCGGTCCAGACCGCCAGGCCAGCTGGAACTCAGTTCGGATCTCGCTCGATAGCTCTACGTAGTTCACCTCATTCGGGAGCACGTCGGGGAAGGGTTCATCGGGGGCCGCCAGGAACTCGGTCGAGGTCATCTCGTAGTTCCAGACGATCTCGAAGATGTCCGACTGACCGCCGACGGGCGTGATCGTGAAGTCCTTCGCGAGAAGACCGGGGAACGATGGATACGAGGAGCCCTTGCCCGGTACTTCGGTCGAGCCGACCGTGGTTCCGAACGTCCTGAAGACGTTCGCCGGGTCACTGTAGCCGCTCGCGAAAAAGCTCCTGGTGCCTGTTCCTCGTCCGCCAGACGACTGGATGCTTCTTGATTCGAGCTTCTCAATCACTTCTTGCGACATTAGGCGAAACCTCCGACCGCGCCGACCATCTTCGCGGTGTTCTGGACGATCTGAGCGAGGAAGTCACGCGACTCCTGGCTGAGCTTGTTGAGGATCTTCGACTGATCGACCTGAGCTGCGATGCCGGTCGTGAAGGAACCGCCAGCCGTGTCGAAGGTGCCAGTAGCCCCGCGGACTGCAGCCTGGGCCGCGGCCGTCTCTTCCGCGATCTTCTTCTCGATCTCGGCCATCTTTTTCTTGGCGGCTAATTCGTTATCTTCAATCTCCTGCTGTCTCTTCTTCTCCTCTTCGGCAACACGCCTAGCGGCGGCCTTCCGCTCGCGTTCAATCTCGGCTACACCCTCCATTTCCGCAGCGTGGCGGATAGCTATGTCCTCCATCTCTCTCTTAAATGCTTCCCGCTCTGCTTTCTCCTTGGCTTTTGCTGCTGCTTCCGCTGCTTCTGCTTCTTTCTTGATCCTCGCTTCGAACTTCTCCAGTCCTTCAGCACGCTCGAGGCTGTTAAGTTTTTCCTGCAGTCTGATGTTCTCTTCAAGGTCCCGAATACGTTGATACTTCTTCTGCCTGGCCTCTTCGAATAGACGGGTGGAGATCTCTTCCTCCGTGTTCAGATCTTCGATCGCCTTAAGCTCTGCCATAAAGGCGTCATGTATCTCCTGCTTCTTCTGCTTGAACTCCAGCCTGATCAATTTCGTTTTTTCGCGGTGGACCTTGTTCGCTATGGCTAGCTCGTCGGCTCCTTCTTTTTCCATTACCGTTCGGATTAGATTGAGTTCAGCACTCAGCGACCCGATCGTGGTGCTCAGATCCTTCGCCGATTGTTCGAGTTCGAAGAGGCTCGCCCGTGATCGTTGCGCCTCCGTGGAGGCGTATTCCAGTGCGTCCCCGAGTTCGAAGAACTTCGTGATGAGACCACCCAAAACCGGGATGCTTTGAAGAGACGCTCGCATCTTCTCAGCATCACCTGAGAACATCGCTACCGCAGCACCGGCGACACCGACGCCGATCTCCAGGGCGGCCATACTTCCGAGAACCGCAGCACCGGCGACCGCGATCTTCCCGAGCCCGCTCTTTCCGGCGGCCCCTGCTTCCTCGATCTTCGATGCGGTCCTATCTGCTCCGGCTTGGGCTTGCTTGAAGGCCGCGTCGAGCTTGTCAGTTCTCGCCGTCATCTCAACGGCTAGATTGAAGTCGGCCATCAGAGCCTCCGCATCTGGGCCTCGACGAAGGCCCGGTGGTCATGGCCTCCCGATCCTTCGGAGGCCGTTCCGGCTTGTCGCCGGTAGTGGTTGATGACCTCATACCCGAAGGCGTTGAAGTCGTCGATCGACAAGTCGAGCGGGTTCCCGACACCTGGGAGAGCGTGGGCGATGTGGGCCGCCTCGCCGAACCAGTCCCGCTCGGCCGCTACCCCTTTCCCTCGGCCCCGCCCTTCTCGCCGTCGTCCGGCTGGAGATCGTCGAGGTCGTACCCGAGGCACCAGAGCGCGGCCCGAGTCCCCTCTTCCGGGTTCATCGACTCGACCAGCCGCTCACCACCTTCGACCGCAAGGCCGATGATGACCCGGCACCACCGGATTGAAAACGGGAGCCTCATCAGGGACATCACGCTTTCAGAAGCCTGTCTTGCCTCTCTGAGCCGGTCCAGCCTTTCGGAGGACTCGACGCCCGCCTCTTCCATGTCTTCGACGAGAGCGGCCCTCTCGTCCTTCCAGTGGATCGCCTGTAGCTCGATGATCTGGTTCACCGTGAGGCGGGGGATCGAGACTCGGCCGTCGGGGCCGTCGTAGATATAGGGGGTCACTCGGGGCTCCTCATTTTTGAACCACGCCGAAGGGCGTGGCCTGAAGGTCCCGTTGTACCTGCTCCGCCTCGACCCGGTCAAGGATGGTCGAGTCAAGAATCCCCGCGTGACGCTTCGCCCGATCCACCGCTTCCTCCTCGTTAATGCGACCGGGCGAAATACAGACCACCCGCTCCGATCCGTCAGTGAAGACTAGTCGAACTCGCCACACCCTCGAAGACGGGCGGATGATTCCATTCGCCGCTAGGGTCGCGGGTGTCACCGTCACGACGACTCATCCCACAATACGTCCGGACCGGTCGCGTCGTCCATCTCGAAGTTAAACGTGACGGTCTGCGCGCCGTCCTGAGTCACTGCGAAGGCGACCGAGTTCACGATCGCGTCAAAAGCAAGGCTGCAGTCAGTGGACCCAGCGAACTTGAGGAGGAGAGCACTAGAAGACGCTCCCACACCCCCGAGGGTTCCAGTGATTCCCAGCGGCGAGGCGTTCACTTCGTCCTTGATCGGAGTACCACCAGCCGAACCAGTTATGTCCAGAACTCCGGAAGCCCGCCGACGCTGCGAAGTGTCACCGAAGCCGGTCACGATCTGGGTGGTCCTGGTCAGCGTGGCTGAGAACGTGTTGAGCTTGGCCCCGAAGCCGTCGCCGCTGAAGGTCGCGGACCCGTCGGATCCGATGAGCATGGTCATTTCGAAATCTCCTAAGAGGTGGCCGAGGAGTCTAGCCCCTCGATGATGAAAGTCGAATCGACCCGAAGGTACTCGCCCTCGATCGTCGGCGTCCCTCTGGACACGCTTCGGATCTTCGCTCGGTCGAAGTTGGGAAGGCTGGTCACGTTCTGGTCGTGGACGTGGGCGAAGACCTGGGCCTCGATCAGAGCCAGAGCATCGACCCCGGCCTCAGTCTTCCCGAAGAGCGAGACATCCACGGTCGCCTCGATCAGGGAGGACCCGTCAAAGTAGTTCGACGACGTGGAGCCCGAGACGCTGAAGACCAGAAGCGGAAGGGCCGAGGAGGCCGGGGCCTCCATCGCGAAGATGCGATCGCCGACCGAGGTCCGGACCGGGTTCGTCCCGGTGTCGCCGACGACGGATCTGATCGCGGAATAAAAAGCTCGGGATACGTCCACGCTCATCGCATCAGCCCGCCTTCCTTCTGGATCCTCGCTCGAATCCTAGAACCTAGCGACTTGAACTGTCGCCGAATAAACGGGCTCGCCGACTTTATTCCCTTCTTCATGAAGGGCCGCTTCGGCATCCGGCCGAGGCCGAACTCGTGGATCCTCGCGTAGAGAACGTCGGTCCCCGCCGACACCCGGATCGCCTTTCCTTCCGCGCTGGCCCTCCGTGTTCGGAACGATCGGCGGAGAGTACCGGTCAGCACGCCGGGCGGGCGTCCCTTGGGCGCGGGCTTGTCGCTGCCTAGTGAGTCGTGCTTGAACACGCTTCGGATGCCGATCGCCTTCCCCCCTTGCGAAGCACCGGCCACGGCTTCGGCGGATATGTTGAGGGTCTTCGTCACCTCCTCGCGGAGGATAGCGGCAAGCCTCGCGGCGTCGATGTCGTGCTTCACGTCGAACTTCGCCGGGAGCTTCGTCATCCGAACACCTCGACCGCCTCGACGATGGTGAAGCATAGAGCGTCCGCATTCGTACGCTCTTGAGGAACCCGAACCGAGGAGACCTCCCAGGTCGTCGAGTCGTAGGAGATGCGATCGGAAACCGCGATTGTCGGCTTCCCCTTGAAGTAGATCGTCGCGCGCCGAGTCGATCTCTCGGCCCCGCCGGCCAGGTCATCAGTAACGGATCGCACTTGGACGAAGCCGGTCGCGCCGGTCGCGGTTGCCCACGACTCGACGCGACCGCCGGAGGAGTCGATCGTCCCGGTGGACTTTGAGAGGATGGTGAGAGTCTTCCCGAACTTCGTGATGAGGCTGCGAACCGTCACCGGATCTCCTTGTAGTGATCGAGCTTGGCGACCCTCTCGGCCAGCAGGTCGGCGATAGCCGCCTGCGTGTAGCTGTAATCGCCGAGACTCTCCTGTTGAAGCGTCCTATCCTGGAGCCTCTCGCGGAAGATGTCACCCGCGACCTCGAGTCCCACCTGCTCGAGGTCGTCGGGGACAGTCTCGAACCCGGCGGTGTATTGCACGAAGACCGGGAAGAAGCCAGCCGGGAAGCGGTTTGCCCTAGCGTCGTCCTCCCTGATCCCTGGGAATCGGTCGGCGGTGATGTGGATCCGCCCGGTGTCGAAGTCCACGCGATACTCGGACACATTGTCGCGAGGGAACTCGAGCTGGGCGTCGGCGTCAATCACGCCTCGACCGCCGAAGCGGTAGAGGCTTCGGGTGTAGGCGTTCTTCGTGAGCGTCGCGGACCAGCCCGAGACGCTTGAGTTGATCTGGGTCACTATCGCCGAGGTGGTGGCGAATGATGAAGCGGCCAGTGTGTCCGTCGTCTCGGTCCCGTTGCTGGCGACCTTGTAGAGACGAAGGGTCGAGCCGTCGAAGCCGACGGTAGCGACCACGTCAGTCGAGGCCGTGTCGCTCGAGATGCTGAGAGAGGTCTGAGATCCGAAGGCGATCGTGTCGATCGAGACGATCGGGAACTCTTCGGTCCTCACGGTCCGGTCGCCGTGAGGCATCAAGAAATCGTGGAAGGTCCTGGACTTGAACTTCCGATCACAGTAGCTTTCGATGATTGCCGTAGCCCGGTCGATGCACTGCTCGAGGATCACGTCGTCGGTCGTCCCGGTTACTCCGAGATACGCCTTCAGATTCGCGAGCGATGTAAGAGCGTGGGTTCCGACGGCCATCGTGATCCTCCGGGTGGAATGGGAGGCCGCCGCCACTAAGACGGCGACCTCCCGGAAAGAAAGAAGAGATCAGGCGTTGAAGTGGAAGTCCACACCGTGACCGGCGGCGGTGTCCACCGGGGACTCGCTCGCACGACCGAGAAGGGTGGTGCAAGAGATGTCGGTGGCCGCGCTGACGGTGAGCGTGGTCTTGACGTAGCGACCCTTGCCCTCGAGGTCGAGCGAGATCAGGATCGACTCGTCGGCGTCGAAGTCGGCCAGCGCGTTCGTCGTTCCGCCAGAGTCGGCGGTGGACTGGAAGACCACGGCGTTCGTCGAGTCGCTCATGTCGCTCTCGTCGGAGTGAGCCACGGAGATCGCGGAGAGGTCGCCGCCGACGGCACCGGCAGAGATGATGATGAGAGCGGAATCGAAGCCCTTGGTATCGACCGCAGTGGTGGCAAGAGTGCCGCTGGAGATGGAGTCGGTGTGGATGTCCCCGACCTTCACATTTGCGAGATGATTCATGGTTGTCTTTCTTGAAACAGGGAGCCGACCGAAGTCGGCCCCCCTTGGTTCTTGTTCTGGGTCAGGAGATGTCGAGACGGAGGCCGACGATCGGACCAGACTCGCTCGAGGAGCCGGTGTCGTGGACGTTGATGTCGAACCGCTCGGTCCCACGGATGGCGAGTTCGTCCTGCTCGAAAGCGTTCAGAGCCGAGTCGCTGATCTGGATCTCGGTCTGGCGGCGGTCGCCGAACGAAGCCGCGAGGGAGAGGTCTCCGAAGAGAACGCCCACAACGTCCGCGCTCTGGGTCTGCGAGCAGTTCGCCATCGCCTGGGTGAACACGACCGGGTAGCCCAGGAAGGACGGCTGGCCGAATCCGCTCGAGAGGTCGCGGCCAGTGTTGCCGCCCGCGTCAGCCTGCAGATCCGCCATGCCCGCGTGCCATGTGGACTTGTGCATGTAGAACTTGGCATTCGGGGTGTCGGCGTACTGAGGCAGGAGAGCCATGAAGGCGGAGATGGTCGCCTGAGTCACTCCGACGATCGTTGTTCCGCCGTGATCGACGAACTGGACATTCTCGGTTCCAGCCGCGAGCGCGTTCGCCGCACCGAGAATGCCGCCGAAGGTCGAGGATCCGTCGCCGGTAAATCCGCATTCGTCTTCCTTCTTCGCGAGGGCGTAGGCGATCTCGCCCGCGACATCGTCGGCGAGGTTCACAAAGGCGTCCTCGTTCAGTTCGTTTGAGACGGTGGTGAGGACCATCGCCTTCTTGGCGACCATGAGGATGCTCTCGAAGGTCATGGTGGACTCGGTTCCGGCGGTCGCCTCTCCGACGAAGTTCGCCGAAAGGGTCGCCGATCGTCGCGGGACTCGCAGAGTGTCCGAAGACATCGGACGGACCCGCGCGTTCTTCCTGAAGACGCCGAACTCTTCCCGGAGCGAGATCAGCTCGTTCTCGAACTCTTCAGGGACGAGGAAGCCACCGGCTGCGTTCACGCCCTCGGTATGGGCCTTGACCTCAATCCCGTTCGACTCGCAGAAGTTGAGGCTCTTCCGGTTGCCGCGTGAAGCGAGCAGCCAATGACCGAACCGCATGGCCTTTTCGACGGCCTCGCCGCTCGCGTCGTCTTTGAAGTTCTTCAACTTCGACCAGATCTTCGGGCGGTGAATGGCCGGTGCCATCTTCGTCGCCGGGGCGACGGCCTTCCGCCGGTTCAGGGTGATCGACTTCGGGTTTGCCTTGTCTTCCATGTCGTCGTCCTCGTCTGCCTTGTCGGCCTTGTCTTCGTCGTCCTCGACGGCCTTTTCTTCTTCGTCTTCGACCATCTTCGGCATGAGCACGACTTCGACCTCGTCGGCCTTCATCGGCTTCCCATCTTCGTCCACTACGGCGACCTTCTCCATGTAGAGGGCCTTGGCGTGAACGAAGCCGTCCGCGCCGACTTGGTCGGCGATGTTTTGGAGTTCCTGCTGGACCTCCTCGATATTAACGAATCGCATATTAATTCCTCGGTTCGGTGTTCGGTGTTTGACCTAATCGCTGCCCCACGATCCACCGCTCCAGCCGTTTCGGCTCCGCGTCCGGACCTCCTCGAGGCTTTCCTTCATAGAGTCGAAAGAAGGCCCCGACGCGGGACCTGTATCTGGATCGTACGTGCTGGTGGTGAGAAGTCGAGCCACTTCTCCGCGTCTTCCAGGGAGACAACACCCTTTCGAACAGCGGATACCAGAGCGGTCGCATTAGCGGGGAGCGGAGCGACCGAGACCTCCAAGAGCTTCCACTTCGAGTAGACCTGGCGGACCTGGTCGCCGTAGTCCTCGCGGTCCTTGGTCGAAGCCTTCCGCACTCCGCCAGGTAGCGGAACAAAGCCCACGCTGATGCCCTTGACTATTCCTTGATTGACGAGACTTTCAACGAACTCCGGAAAGTATGAACCCTCGAAGCCTTCAGGCCGCTGGGCGAACTCGATCGATGCGTCGATCTTCCCGGTCGCCCGCCGGATGTCGGTGATCTTCCCGATCGGCTGTGCATAGTCGTGGTTGTAGAAGACGACCGGGTTCTTCTTGTATTCGCTCGCGTCCATTCCCTGCGATATCAAGACCTCGCCATCGCGGTCGATCGTCTCGGTGGTGATCGTCGCGTCCACCTTGATACCGTCGGCTTTCG